CCAGGCGTCGACATTGAGCCCGGCCCTGGCCGAGACCGCCCGTTGCTCGGCGCGGCGTCTGGCGAATTCGGGATCCGCCACCGCGCGAGCGTCGTTTTCGCTGACCCCCAGGAACGAGGCCAGTTGCTTGCCCATCGCGTAGCCGGTGGTGCCCTCCTTGCCGGGGGCGAAGCCCATGGAGCGGAGGTGGTTGCCCAGTTGCTCCATGCGCTGGCCCGCGTCGGTCGCGGTGATGCCGATGGAGCGCAGATACTGGCTCGCCGCCGGGCCGTAGGTCCGGGTGAAATTGCCCAGGGCCTCCATGGACGCGTGCGCGCTGGAGACCGAGGAGCCCAACTGGCTCATGGCATAGCTGGCGCTCTCGATCCCCTGCACCGAGGACTGCAGGCGCTGGCCCATCCAGTACAGCTTGTCGCCCGCCTCGGCCATGCCTCGGGCCATGTTGGCCACGGCCATGCCCAGCCGATACATCGCGCTGGCGGCCTGCGAGGAGGAGGAGGCCGACTCGACCAAGGAACGAACGAAACTCGCCTGACTGGCCGCGTTGACCTGATAGGTCAGCTTGACCATGTACTCCTTGAGAACGTCGGAACTACTTCCCGACATTTACTTGATCCCCGGCGCGGCGGGGGCCGCCGTGATGTTGGCGGGCATGGTCACGAGGTTGCTGTGCCACGCGTTGCCCCGCGTGTCCCCCGTGTGGTGCACCGTCGCCAGCTTGTAGAAGCCGTCGGCCTTGACCGCGTTCTTGATGAACGCCTGCAGTTGAAATCCCACCTTGACCTGATCTTGCTGGACGTTGCCGCCGATGGCCGGTGCCTGGGTCAGGGTCATCAGGTTCTTGTTGTAGACGCCCGCCTCGTCCAGCCGGATCGAAGCGCCCGGCTTGAGCCGGGAATTCAGCAGCGAGGTGACCTGGACCGCGCCGTCCATGGTCAGGATCGGCGAGCCCACCATGCCGGTCCTGGAGTTCAGCACCAGCGAGTGCTCGGCGAAGGTCTCGCCGTGTTTCAGGATGTTGACCTTGTTGTTCTCAATCGAGACGGTCGCGCCGTTGTGGTCCGCGATGTCACGCAGGACATCCTTCGGCATCCCCACGCAGGCGCGGCCGCGCGGGCTCTTGGAGGGGTCCAGGGCGGTGATGAACCCAGGCTGCGCGCCCATGGCCTTGATGCAGGCGGTGACCACGTCCGACTGCGTGTGGCCCGCCTCCAGGGTCAGGTTGATCGGGTAGCCGTTGACCGCCCGGTCGCTGTCGTTGGCGTGGATGACCAGCACGGTCTCGGTGACGCTGGATTTGCCGCTCTCGTAGTAGGAGATCGTGCCCTTGAAGATCTCGTCATCCTCGTTCGCGCCCCGGTAGCCCGCGATCAGCCGGACCGAGGTGAACTGCTTGATGACCGAGGCCATGTGCTCCTGGCCCACGTTGTAGACCCGCGCGACCAGGGTTTTCGGGCTCTGGTTGAGCCACGCCTGGACATCGAACGTGATATGGAATTCGGACAGATCCAGGATGTTGGCGGTCTTGTCGCCCGCCTTCTCGTCGGTCAACGTCAGCTTGCAGACGCGGTCCCACGCCAGCCCGCCCGCGCTCTTGTATGTCCTGATCTTGTCGGCGCTGATCGTTACCTCGGGGAGGGTGATCTCCGACGTGGCGGGTGTGGCCGGGGTGGCCGGTGGGACGGGGAGGTCGGCGAACAGCGATGCGCTCATGAGCGGTTGTTCTCCTGGTGCCTGTGCCAGCGCCGTTCGTTCTCGTCCTGGATGTCAATCGCGTCGTTCGCGAGTGCCACGAGTTCGAGATCCAGGGTGCCGTCCACGAGTGACTCCATTCGATACACTCCCCGCATGACCGGCCGCATCAGGTAGCTTTCGCCGTCGGCTAAGAGGGCGAATTCGATGCCGTTGTGCTCCGCTGCGCCGGTAAACCTGGGCTCGGCATCCCTGGCAGCGGAGTAGCGAAAAAACCGCCGAGGTTGTCCATCAGAACCTCAGCCGTGATCTGCATCATTTGCATCAGGTCGATGTCCTCGAACATGATGCGGTTGGCGCGAGCGTTGAACACGTCGCCCCACGTGCGCGCCCCGTTGGTGCCTGTGAGGCGCTGCACCACGACGAGGCACCGATCCAGGACGTAGTCACAGTCGGCGTCGGAGAGTGCCGCCAACGCCCGCGTGAAGGGGACCAGCATGGCCTCCGTCGCGCGCACGGTGTCCTCGGCGTCATCCTCGGAGACGTTGTCGCCGTCCTCCATGGCGCGTCGCGCGGCGGCGATGCCAGAGATGACGGGGCCGACAGCGAACATCTGGCCGATCAGCGGAGAGATCCGGCGACCGACGTGGAACTGCTGCCGCGCGTTCAGTTTGCCCGCGCGGTAGGTGTGTTCCCCAACCTTGAATTCGTGCATCTCAGGCGTTGCCCGGCGTGCCGTTACCAAGCAGGCCGTCGATGATGCCCGCGTGGAACGACCACTCCTGAGTCCCGCCGTCCTTGGCGTAGACGATGTTGGGCATCTTTCGGAACGCCACCTGTCGCGCCGAGATCTGATCCCCGCGCGCCGGATCCGAGATGACGATGGTGTTGCTCCCCCACAGCGCGCTCGATACGCGCTGGAAATCATACATCTGGTTGAGGAGCGCGTTGATCGGGCTGGTCTTGAGGTAGCGGATGGTGATGGACCCGCTGTTGCCCGCGTGCAGGCTGTGCATGACCGAGCCGTCCGCGCCCACGGTCATGGTGTTCTTGTCTTCTGTTAGCTCCACGGTTATTCCCTCCTCGGAATTACCCGAGCCGTAACCGAGCGAGAAGGTTCCTCCGGGGCCCGACAACGTCGCGGCAACATCAATAAAACTGTAGGTTGGCACTGGTGTTTCTCCTTTTCGCTTGGGTGGGGCGGGTGGATTTCGTCTCTAGCGGTTGACCGTGAGGATCACGTTGGCCTTGTGGACCGCGCCCGCGAGTTTCAACGCGCACTGGATCGTCGGCGCGATGCGCTGTTCCCGGATGGACTGCGGCTGGCTCTCAAGCAGCGGGGCCCACACGTAGTATCCCTTGGGTAGCATCTGGCCGAAGTTGAGTTGCCCGAAGCCCGCCGCGTTCCACTGTCCCGGTGCCAGGAGTCCGTTGACCACGCCTTGCGAGAGTGCGTTCTCCACGACCGTTACGATCATGTGCACGCCCGCGTTGGTCTGCGGGATCTTGGTCGTCGACTGGTAGAGCAAGTTGAACACGTCGGTCTGCACGCGGTTCGCCTGCCAGTCGGTGCCGTGGACCTCGTCGAAGAAGAAGCCATTCGCCATGACGCCCTCTTGGATGATGGCGACATCGTTGCTGTAGTAGACAAAGACGTTGCCATGTTTGAAGCGCAGCGCGGCGGCCTGATTGGTGGTCAGCATCTCGCCCTGGACGCCGGGCTCCTGTTTGAATTTGAGCGTGATCACGGTGTTGCTGCCCTCGAAGTCGACCGTGAACGCCCGGCCGAAGATCGAGGCGCACGCGTAGGGGCTCTCGGAGGAGAACTGCGAGAACGTCCGCTCCAGGACCTCGCCCTTGAGCCGGGAGAGGAGGTCGCTCGTGATGGTCATGTCGAGGCAGTCGGTCTTCTGGGTGGTCAGCCCGTAGATGCTGATCGGGTCCGCGCCCTCGATGAATTCGGCGACCGACATGTGGTCGTCATCGTCCAGCGGATCCGGCGTCGCGAACATGAGCCCGTACCACTCCGGGTGCTGCCTCAGCGCGATGGCCGCTTCCAGTGGGGTCTCCGCGAGGATGCCGTCCACCGGGACCGCCGCGCCGGTCGCCTGGGTCAGTCGCAGGACTCCGGAGACGTTGGTGCCGGTGCCGCCTGGGGAGGCGTAGGAGACGGTCGAGGTGGGTCCAGAGGACAGCGATTTGATGATGAACCGCGAGCCGTCCCACTGGCAGCCAGCGCCCGTGAGGGCGGACTGGATGATGGTCGCCGCGCCGTTGAGGTTGGTCACGCCAGCGAAGGTCATCCCCGCCGTGCCGTTCTTGGCTGGCAGCGCGCCCGTGGCCGCTGTCAGCTTGAGGGTCGCCGAGATGTCCGTCCCGGCCGCTGGCGCGGTGGCGAATGACAAGGTCGAGATGATGCCGGTCGAGAGGCTGCGGATCTGGAACTGCAGCGCGGTCTCGTCCCACGTGCACTCGGCCCACGTGGCCATGACGCCCGCGATCTTGGCCGCCGCCTCGTGGAGGTCGGTGACGCCGGTCGTGAAGTCTATCGGCGAGATCTGCCGGGCGGTGCCGTCGATGGACATGGCGAAGCCACCGTTGGCGATGGCCTGCAGGGTGGTGAGGAGGGTCTCGTCCGCGCCGGTCAGGAAGGCGGCGCTGCGGATGGTCGCGTGGGTCGCGCCGACGGTCTGCGCCGAGCCGTCGATGGTGATGCTCATCGACCCGTTGGTGACGCCCTGCAGCGCCTGCAGCACGGCCGCCTGTCCGTTGTTGGAGAAGATCCCCCCGTGGAGAACCCCGTGCGTGGCGGTCTGGGCGAAGCGGCCGATGTAGAGGAGGGCCGGGCGAGGGGCCTGCGAGAAGAACAGATCCGCCGCGAGATACTCGGGGCTGGACGCGCCGAAATCCTCGGTGACGGCGGTCAGGGTCGCGTAGAGCCGGATCCGCTCCTTGGTGTCGATCACGTCCGACGGCCCCGCGATGCAGAGCGAGCCGAAATTCCGCACTGGCACGGCCAGTGGACTCATGTTCACCTGTACGTTGACGACATCGGACACGCTCAAACCGGGCATGTGGCCTCTCCTGTGGGTTGCTGGATTGTGTGGGGGACGGCGCGACCGTCAGGGCGTGACTGGCACGTCCGTCGAAAGCCCGGTGTCGGCGATGACCTTGATCTGGGCCGCGACCAGATCCCGGATTGGGTAGACGCGGTCGACCTGTTGGCGGACCGTCAGCTTGAGGTCGATCCGGTTCAACCACTGCTGATTGACCAGTTCCGGCGCTCGGTTGAAGTCGGCCACCGAGTGGACCTTGCCCTGGATCCGCAGCGAGAACGGCTCGCAGTTCTGGGGGATGTAGAGTGCGTCGCGCATCCGCTGCGCGTTGTCCTCGGCCTCCGGGCCGTAGAAGCTGACCATGGCCGTGATGGTCTGGTGCCGCCGCATGATGTCATAGCCCGGCGTCCCGGTGGCCTCGTCGCCCTGGACGTGCTCGATCCAGGGGAATTCGTCGGCCTCGGTGCTGATCACGCCCACCGCCGCCCAGTTGGTCTCGACCGGCGGTTGGACCGGCGGGGTGGGCTGCCAGCGCGGCCGCACGAGGTGGCCGGGGAGTTCAGCCAGGGTGGCGACCATCTCCTGGAAGACCTCCTCCACGACCTTGGCGTTGGGCGGGAGGGGTGGTTGCTCGTGGACGAAACCGCCGGTCTCCGAGGTGTTGCCTGACATGGGGCGTTCTCCTCGGTGACCGGCGACCTTCGAGAGGTCAGCCGCCTGGGTTGTCGCGGTGGCTGCGCAGCCAGAAGATGGCCTCGGCGAATTTGGTCCTGGCGCTGGACAAGGCGTGCGTGGACTGGCCCTGGGCGTCGCAGAACTCGCGGACCTTCATGCCCAGTTGGTCGATGTCATCGGAGCCCTGGCGGATGTCTGCCCGCCTGCGCCCGGCGGCCTCGGCCTGTTCATTGATCGAGAGGGTCTCGGGCTGGCTGTCCCGAGGGGCCGGGATGGGCTGCTGTTGGTCGCGGGTGGCGCGCTCGGGCTTGTCGTCGCGTGGCTGTGCCTGCGGCTGTTGGTCGCTCATGGTGGTCCCTCCGTGGTTGCGACGGGCAACATGTCCATCGTGGCCTCGTAATGTCCCCCGCCAGCGGCGAAGTTCCCGAAGCGCTGGACCGACATGATCTGGAAGGTCATGCCACGCCAGAGCACGAGGTCCGCGTTGGTCCGCTCGGTGGCGATCTGCAGGGGAAACGCGGTGATGATCTCGTAGGTGCTGGAGGACCGCGCGCCGTCCGGCTGCAGGCTCAGATCATCGCCGCCCGATGCCTGCACCGAGCCGAGGATCTCGTTGGTCTCGGTCACGTAGACGGCGATGCCGTCATCTCCCACGGTCTCCACGCGCCGGATCACGGTGACGGGGTCGACAAAGTCCGCGTCGAAGCAGAGTTCGACGACCGAGATCAGGGCCATGTGGGGTCGGTCTCCAGCCGCAGCGCGAGCATGTTGATGTCGTCAGCGTCGACCCATTTGGAGCCGTCCTTCTCGACCACGCGTTCCATGCCCCGGAGCGCCTGGACGATGGCCTGGACGATTTGCTCACGTGGCTTGTCCGGCTTGTCTTCCATGTCAGGATCCTTTCTTGAACCAGCCGCCGATCTTGGTCAGCGTCTGCTTGGCCCAGCCCCAGAGCCCGCCGCCCGCGCCCGGTGGTGCCGCCGATCCCGGCCGCTCGCGGACAACGTAGGTGATCGAGGCCCGGATCTGGCCGGTGTCGATCAGGGGCTTGGCGTTGCCCGCGCCAGCCCAGTCGAGGACGACTCGCTCGGTGCTCTTG